AGCTGATAAATCAATCAAATCTCTAGAAGAATTGATAAGTGATCCAGATACTCAAGATGCAACCAAATTAAGAGCTGTAGAGATGATTTTGAAGTATCTCAATGTAGTTACAGACAAGCAGCAAGTCGAACATTCAGGTGAAGTAAAGACACCCATAAAAATCATATTTACATCAGATGTGCCTAATGAGTCCTAATGAGAAAGCTAAGGATTTATTAGTAGGCGTAGTCAAATTCTTCATATTTAAACCTTTATTAGATGCGTATAATAGTATGAAAAAGTACGTGATTTTGAAGGGAGGCAGAGGATCTGGTAAATCTTTCCAGGCTGGAGGGTTAGTAATAGGTTATGCTATGACACATCCTAATAGTAGAATATTATGCGTTCGTGGAGTCCAGTCAAAAATATCTGAGAGCTCCCTACAAATCTTAAAAGATGTGATTCATATGATGGGTGTTGAGGATCAATTCATAATAACAGAGAATACATTGAAGTGCGTTAATGGTGCTGATTTCTTATTTTATGGTGTAAAAGGATCACTTAAATCATTACAAGGAATTTCTCTGGTTTTTGCAGATGAGGGAACTGAGATCTCAGAAGCTGCATGGGATGACTTGATCCCAACTATCCGTACAAAAGGCTGTAGGCTATTTATTAGTTACAATCCTGAGTATGATACAGATTATGTATACAAAAACTTCACAATAAATAAGAGAGATGATGCTGATGTAATAGAGATGAACTATTGGGATAATCCATTTTTTCCAGATGAATTAAGAGTTGAGATGGAACATGATAAGAAGAATAATCCTTCAAAATACCTCTGGAAATGGGAAGGCCAACTAAAGCAGGATGAAGAAGGAGCAGTGTGGTCTAGAGATATGATCATTCACAAATATCATGAAGACTTAGAGTTTGATGAAGTTGTGATATCGGTAGACCCTGCAACCACCTCAACCAGCAAATCAGATGCTTGCGGGATAGTCTCTATAGGTAAGAAGGATGATATCTACTACGTACTTGAAGATGCATCAGCTATCATGAGTCCTCTAGAATGGTCTAAGAAATCAATTGCTATGTATGACAAATGGGAAGCTAATAGAATTGTATATGAAAGCAATCAGGGTGGTGACATGGTGAAGACAATCATACATCAGATTAGAGAAACAATCAAAACAATATCATATCATGCAAGGAAATCAAAGAAGGCTAGAGCTGAAGAAATTGTAGCTCTATATGAGCAAAGTAAAGTAATTCATACACAACAATTCCCACAGCTTGAGTTTGAGATGGTAACATTTACAGGTGAGAAGAATAAGAATGGTATTAAGAGTCCCAATTCATTAGATGCTTTGGTGTGGGGATTAAAGAACTTATCACAGAAGCAGAATGTATCTAGAGGTGCTGTTAGGTCCAGAAGAGGATCAATCAATAGACAAGGGACTATGACTCCTAGAAGATAATTATAGACAACAAAAACTTACTTATCAACAATAAAATTACAAGATAATAGAATAAACAAAGAGAGGTAATCATGGAACATGAAAACATAAGTAAAATACAAGAGCATTACTTAAGCGAGTACGGAAAAAGACAGATATATCTTAAAAAATACTTCGACAACGATAAGACAATAGTTCCTGTATATCAAAGAACTTCAGCTTCACCACTGAAAGATGCAACTCATACAAACCTTCATACAAATTTCTTCACAGATATAATTAATAGAAAGGTTGGATATTCAGGACAAGATATAACTTATAATATTAATACTGAATTGATTGAAAATGAAAGCCTTATATCAAAGACATCTGTCATGCTGAAGAAGATGGAGAGAGCAACTAAGCAGGCTACAATGAACTCACAATCTATACAGAAAGCAGCAGTTGCAGGAATATCTCATAGATTATGCTACACAGAAGATGGTGTATTCAAAATTAAAAACCTGGAAGCAGAGCAGGTAGTATATGACTATGATAATGATATATTTAGTTCGAATGCCGCATATTACTTCTACTCTACAACTGACCTAGAAGGTGATACATCTGACTACTGTAATGTATATGATGATACGAATGTCTACTATTACATAAAATCTAAGAAAGATGCAAATGGTAGTAAGCAAATAGCACAGAGTGCAAAAACTGGTGGAGCTTCATATGTTCCTCATAATCCAGATGGATCAGAATCAAACGTCCAACCACATAACTTCTCACAAGTACCAGTCATACCTTTTCTGAATAATACAGATTGGAAATCAGAGTGTGAAGATTCTGTTGACCTTATGGATGTATATGATGAGATCATCTCTGATACTGCAGGAGAATTAAAGGCAGCAAGATTAGCTTATTTGAAAATATGGGGAGATATCTATACTGGTGAAGATGCTGATGGTAATCCAATAGAAGTTCCAGATTATTTACGAGAGTTTGGTACGTTGCTATTCGGTAAGGATGAGATGGGTAATGACCTTGGAGATGCATCATTCTTGGAGAAGACTATTGATGATACAGCTGTAATGAACATGAAGAATACACTTAGACAATCTATATACGAGGTATCTGGTTCTATTGACCTTAAGGACCTTACAGAAGCTTCTTCTGCTAGAGTATTCACAGTTAAGGCAGCACTAATGAGATTAGAGAACTCTTCTAAGACAACTGAAAACTTAGTCAAAATGGCATTGTATAAGCAATTAGAATTATGGACTGAAGTAGAGTCAACAGTATCTCAAATATCTATAGACTCTGAATGGTTTGACATAACATTCAGAAGAAATTTTATTGAAGATGTTGAGGCACAAGCTGAAACATTATCTAAATTAATAAACACAATGAGCCAGAAAGATGCATACAGAATAGCTGGGTTTGAAGATTCAACAGGTCTTGCTGAGAGATATCAAGAATATATTAATGATGGAATAATTATACCTGATAGAGAAGAGGATATAGATGAACCAACTATTTAAAAGTTTGATTAGTAGTTTTATTAATGAGTATGAAGAAGCAGTTAGAAATCTAGGTATTATAATGCTAGGTTCAAAGAGGGATGTTAGGTCTAGATTAAATAAGAAAGCTGTTGAAGAATTATACCCTATAATCAAAAAGTATTATAAAGATGGAAGAACATTTTCGGATCAAATAGTAAGTAAGGATTTGAAAGCTCTGTCTACAAAATACGGATTTGATTTAAATTTCAAGAAAGAATTGATTGAAAATTTTAACAATACTAAATCTATATTCACTGGTTATTACGATAGGGATGGTGAAGATCTTTTTAAAATCAGAGAAGTTGAGGCTATCAAGAGAAGTATATTGCAAGCAAATCAAAATGAATGGACTGAGACAAGAATGATTCAGTCCATCAAAAAAGATGTAAATATAACAACTCAGAGAGCTAGAGTTATTGCCAGGACTGAGACAACCAGATTAGATGCTGCTGCTGTTGATATATATTATCAAAAGAGTAGTAAAATAAGAAAGTCTTATGACAAAAAGTGGGTTAATAGCGTTGCTTATCCAGACCACAAACCTTATGATGGTCAAATTGCTGACAAAGACGGTATGTTTACGATGCTTGATGGAAGCAAAGTGGCTGGACCACCTCCAACTAATAGACCTTGGAATTGCAGATGTAAAGTGACATTAATAAAGAAAAAGCCAGAAGGGAGTTAATCTTCTAGCTTAATAAGGAGTAATTAACAAAGGAAGTTAATTACTCTATATTAATAACCTATTTAAAATCATTTGTCAAGAGTTATTTAAAATAATTGTTCTAATATTTCTTTATGATAAACATTGACTGTACCATAAATATCGTGAGAAACTTGCTTTACCTCGTAATTTTGTTCTGCCGATAGTCTTTTAGCTACTATTCCTAATCTTTGAAAAGTTTGACCTATTTCTAACCTTACATCATTCAGATTACAGAAAGCAGTAACAGTAAAATACTTCTGTTCTTCTTTAAGTAATAGTCTAGGCTTCTCTACATATTTAACTAGATACCTTCTTTGTTTTTTTAATTCTTCTGCATTCCTCCTCAATCCATCTAACATTGTCTGCATCATATCAAAATCTACATTAGTAGTTTCCGATAAATCATCATCTAATTCATCATCCTCCAAGTTGTTGGCGGTATTCGCCAAGTTGTTGGCGGTATTCGCCAAGTTGTTAAGTAAAGCTATCAATATATTTAAGCAATAAATTAACTTATTGTCAATAAGTATACAAGATAATTACATAAATAAACAAAAGTTTCATACTACGGAATGAAACCTATAGGAATTAAAATGCCATCTGAAGAAATTGAAAAGAAAGAAGAAGTAGTAACAAGATCTGTTGAGCCAAAAACTGAAACTAAGCCAACTACACTTGAAGATATTATGAAAGATCCTGGAATGTCAAAATCTGTGATAGATTATGTAAACTCAGAGAAATCTAATGCTGTTAACAAGTGGAGAGATGAAAATCTAAACCTAGCGATTGAAAAAGAGATTGATGCTAGAAGTAAGAAGAGTCCTGAACAAATTAAGTTTGATGAGTACGAGAAGAAACTAGAAGAAATGGATCGTAAGCTTAAGACGAAAGAGAGAAGTGAGCTTATTTCAACAAACAAAAACATAGTTCTAAAAGCTTTGACAGAAAAGAATCTTCCTTCTGATTTGGTAGATTTCATAGTATCAGATGAACAAGAGATTACAAACAAAAACATAGAAGTAATGACTACTATATTTGAAAACTTTAAGGGAAATTTGACAGCTAATGCTGTTAAAAATAATAATGTAAGCGTACCAAATAATGATTCAGGCTCAGGTAGTAGCACTGTTCAGGAACCTTCTGATAATGCGACCAAAGCTGAGTGGAATACATATTGGGCGAAAGTAAGACAAAAATAACAAGGAGACCTAAATGGCTATTTCTAAATTTTTAAGCGACAAATGGAGCACACTTGTCGAGAACGTTGCAATCGAAACATCAATTGCAGGTATCGTAACATCTAATGCGTACCAAATGGAAGCAAACGGATCTAAATCCGTAAAAATCAACTTTGTTGGTGATATCACTATTGGTGATTATACTCCAGATACAGACATCACAGTTCAAGTTCTTAGTGATACACAAAAGACTTTGCAATTGAATCAAAATAAGTATTTTGCATTCTCTGTTGATAGATTGAATATGGCAAAAGCTCAAGGTGATTTTATGACTGCCGCTTCTGAAAAAGCTGGTAAAACTATAGCACTCGAAGCTGACAAATATGTATTTGGTGTTAGCACTTATGGAGATGTATCTATTCCTGCTGGTAATAAGTTCGGAGCTATTGCAGCATCTATTGCATTAACAACTGGTAATATAGAAGAGTATTTAAGCAAAATGGCAACTGCTTTAAGAAAAAATCATGTTGTAGATGGTGGTTATGTAGTTTTACCTCCAGAAGCAATGGATTTGATTCGTAGAGCTGGTGTTGGTTCTGTAACTGACAACTCAGATATTTGGGGTGGAAGAACTGTTGGAAAATATGCAGGTCTTGATATTGTAGAATCTACAGAGTTGACTGAAGCTGGTACTGGAAAAGATGAATTTCAGATTCTTGCATTCTCAAAGAGAGCTATTCCTATGGCTGTAGCTTTAGAAGAAATGAGTGCAGTTGAAGCAGAGAAAAGATTTGGCTGGACCGTAAAAGGATTATATTCTTTTGGTTCTAAGGTGATTTTTCCTGCAGAAGTTTCTGTGCTTAGTGCCACAATAGCATAAATAAATAAACAAACAATTAAAAGGCTAAAGCCTTTCCTTTTCCTGAGTCAGTCTTTTGATTGGCTTAGGTTTTTATTTATAAGGAGATAAAATGTTTCAATTGAGATCAGTTCCTGTAGATGTAGAGAATTTTACAGCAACTGGAGGAACAAAATCACTAGCACTTACATGGGATGCTCTTATTCCATCTGACTCAAGTGATCAAGAGAGTTGGGAAATAACATATGGACCTACATCTGGAATGCGAAAGATGTTAAATATTCCTAAGAGTAATTCATCTTACACATTACTTGCATTACAAACTGGTGTTGAATACACTATAACACTTAATTTTGTAGGCTTTGATGATTTAAGATCAGATGGTATTACAACTACAGGTACACCTAGCTAATAAGGAGAAATTATGGCTGATATAAGTTTTACGACAAGCCTTGAAGGTCTAAATAAATATTTAAAATTAATGACTGATGCACAAGAGAATGAAAATCTTGTTGCTAAGTTATATACAAACGATGTTACACCTTCCCTGGGTGATACTATTTCAACTTATATAGAAGCAGTCAATTATTCAGATATTATACTTGATTCCATCAATTGGGGATTCTCAGTTGATGGATCATCATTTACTGCTATTTATCCTACTATGACTTTTGGATTTTTAAGTGAGACTTCAGAAACAATTTATGGGTTTTACATAACAGATTCTACAGAAAGCATTCTAATTGGTGCTAGTAAATTCCCTGCTATGAAAGAAGCTGATTCATTCCATGCTGTGGTTGTATTGTCGTTGAAATTATTACTAAGGAATTAGCATGGAATCTACATATGATCTAATCGCAGCTGCAGGAAATTTCAATGGATGGTCTTCAACTCCCATGACTCTAGTTGCAGATTACACATGGCAAATTGAAATAACTGGATTTTACTTGCCTGGAGCTGTTTTCAAATTTAATGTTGGTAATTGGACTCTAAATTGGGGAGATGATCATCCTATTAATGGAATTGGTGACAGAGATGGAGCAAATATAGAAATACCAATTGAGATAATGGAAACCAGTTCTATATTAATTACTTTCAATGATGTTACTCTTGCATATACAATTGCAAGCAACAATCATACTATTATTTCAAATTTGACTATCAACTCATTCTTAGAAATTGAAGTAGATAATATCTGGGTTGGAAAAGAGATTTGTGAACTAAGTAATATTCAAAATGAGGAAAGTTTTTCTTCACAATTATCAACTAATGTGTCAAAAGATTTAAAGATAATAACAGAGACAACAAGGAAAAAAAGCGAGGTATAATGGATGATATATAAAGACCAACCAATCAGAATAAACTTCAACATTGGTATAGATACAACTACAACAACATCTATCATTTTGAGATTTAGAAAACCAGATGGAATTGAGGGAGTTTTCTCTCCAATTGGTATCGAAGATTCTCTTGTTGGAGATGTATATTATGATGCACTAGAGAATGATATAGATCAAGCAGGAACGTGGGTATTATGGGCAAATGCAACAACTATTTCAGGTACTTTTCCTAGTTCTCCATTTGCTATAGATGTCAATAATGAAGGTGATGCAATTATTACTAGGGATTTTGCTAAAGACTGGTTGAACATTACTACAATAAATTATGATACAAAGATTGATTCTTTGATTCCATTAATTGAGGAAGATTACCTTAGAATTAGGAATGCACCTTTTGCAACTGATAGCGAAGGTAATACATCTTATCCTCCAGGAAGTAATGTGACATGTTCTGAAATGATAGGATACAAGCTTACTCCTAATACAGAGTTTGATGCTGAAGCAGGAACTAGTGGAGAAATATCTTCAGAGAAAACTAGTAAGTGGTCTGTAAGCTATGACTCAGGTGGATTGAATCAGCAAATATTAATACATGGCTATCCTACAAAAATAGTAGGCAGCATAAAAAAATATATTAGAGGTTGTTAGTTAAGGCCAAAAAATACACAAGATAACTATAAGAGGTGACACATGAAAGAAGAACTAATAGAAGAGATTGCAGTAGAAGAGATTATAGAGGTAAAGAAGTATAAAGAACCAAAACTAGTTAAGTATAGAAAAGGTTCTGTAACTGCTTGGAGATATGATATAGATAAAAAGAAATTAAAAGAAGAGGGATGGAATATTGTCTAGACCGATATCAAAACGATTTTTAAAAGATACAATTATTCTTGAAAATATAATCAGCAGAAATCAATATAACAAACCTGTCTATGATACTCCTATTGAAATTTCTTTTGTATTATTTGAATCTATATTGGAACAAAATAATGCAAACTTAGGTGAGATGAATGATGATACTGGATTACTTATATATGATATGGTTAATTCAACTCCTCAAGGTGTTGTCTTCAATCAAGATGCAAAAGTAACTTATGATGGTGTGATTTATAACATTAGAGCAGTTGGAAATTTTAAACCCCATCATCTAGAAATTAGGTTGTCATAATGATAAACGGCAAAGTTACTGTGAAGTTTGATCAAAGGAAATTCTATCATCTTAGCAAGAAAAGATCTAACAAAGCACAAGCTCTATTAAATAAGCAAGTATTGAAGGATTCAAATGCTATAGCTCCAAAAGATTCAGGTGATCTTAGAGCATCTGGAAAGATTGAGAAGAAGAATAATATAGTTTGGGACATTAGATATGCTATATATGCCTGGGCTTTTGATGATACAATAAACTATACAACTCCAAATACGTCTGGTAGATGGTTTGAAGTAGCCAAGTTGAAGAGAAAGAAATTTTGGGTTAAAGTATTTAAGAAAACATATAAAAGAGGATAATTATTGTGCAAAATATTACAGCAGATCTAAGTGATTGGATTACTAGAAATGTAGATCTATATTCACCAATTATTCAAAATACATTTCTATATAAGAATGTAGATGAAATAATGGCAAGACAAGAACCATCAGATGCCACTGTTACTATTTATATGGATGAATCTAGATCATCTACAGCTGATATATCATATTCAACAAAGTCAGATGAAATGGAGAAAGCCGAGAGGCAATTAACCAGTATAGTTAATAGGTTGAGTAATAATCAAATAGAAATTAGTGATGGATGTGTTGAAAGCATAGAGGTTGTTTCCAGTCCTGCTTTTCAACACAAAACAGAATCTAACGAGTATGTGTTTTCGTCTACAATAAGTGTTAGTTATATAATTTAATATTTTTGATAGATAAATGCATTGATCGTTGAAAATATAACAAGATAATAGAAGCTAGTAAAAAAAAATAGGGGGTTGTCATGGCAACTTGTAAGAGTCTTCCTTTGAATTATGAGGAATTATTTGAATTAAACATTACTCCATCAGCTGGAGTAGGAAATGAAACTTGGGGCAGAATAGCTGCAGGTATAATGTCTATTGACATTTCAAACAACGAAGATGTAGCACAGGACAAATATCTTGACGATGAAGGATTTGGAACAAGTACCGTTATTGGTGCTCAGTATACAATGACTTTCTCTGGTCACAGTATTCCTGCAGATGCAGTACAGAATTACGTATCTACTCTTGAGTTTCAACTCGGTGATGCTAGATGTACTGATTTTAAGAGAACTGATAGTGCTGGAAATAGTACATCAGGTGTTGTAACTATTGCAAACATTGATATGGGTGGTGGTGATGCTGGAGCCAAAGAAGATATATCTTTCGAGATACATTTTAATGGCAAGCCAGTTAGAATTGGAAAACAGGGTGCTGCTGCTTTAACTATTACGGTTGCTGCAGGTACTGTAACTGGATCTACTTCATTTACGGCTACTCCAACTGCTTCTAACACTTTGGCTTACGCCCTAAAAGGTGCAGATGCTGGTGCTGTATATGCTGGAGAATATATTTCAGGTGAAACTGATTATACTTCAGGTACAGATATTGCAGATGTGGTTGTAGATCAGTGGTTATGGGCTTATGAACTTGATGAAAACAAAAGAGTTGTTAAGTTTATTACACACAAGATTGTAGCAGTTGACATTGCTACTTAAGATTGATTAAAAAATGTAGTAGGGGCCTTAAAACCCCTACATTATTTTACTAAAAAAAAAAGGAAGGAAAAAATTATGGCTGGATTTATATTCGACAACATTAAGGAACCATTAAACGTATCTTACGTAAAAGATGGTGAGACAATTCTATTCAAAACTTACATGATTGATACAGGA